GTCCAAAGACACTGACAGGGAAACGACTGCAAGCCGTATTCCCGGCGGTGCTCCGAGGATGTGTATCCTGGCTTCCGAGTTCGAACGTATGTTGAGCTCGGATGACCCTGGCAATCTGCCAGCGGAGGGTGGTGAACATCCTGAGGTTTCGCCTCAGGACTCCCACACTCTGGTGGTAGATGAAGAGACTGTTCGCTGGAAGCGGTTGGGGTTACCCCCTGCCACCCGCCACGCGCGCCGCGTCACCAGCTTGAGTGCCTGGGACGCGGCTGTCGCGGCAGTTGTGGGGCTCCCGTTGAACAGTCAGAGAGTTCGTTTTCGCGTTCGAATTTGGCATTCGAACGTCAGGAGAAGACTCGAGCGTTTGGCTACGCACACTGGGGTGGAACGTTTGGTTTCGGACCTCAAGGCCTTCGGGGCCTTGTGCCGGCAGTCGTGGGTAACCCACGACGCGGCCGCCGCTAACCATTGGATCCTCCGTTGTGCTCCGCCTGAAATCCGCCTATCGCACACGGCCTGGGCACAGTTGTCAATGCTCTCTCGAGCGTTGCCGATCGGCTCGGTGAAACGTGTGGAAGAGGCGCTAGCCTGCCATAAGCGGGATCTAACGACCTCCTTCACCACTAACCCGGATACTCTCGCGAGTATCCGCCAGTGGTCGACTACGTGGGCCCAGGCGTGGCTCCCCCGCTCTCCGTCGATCGTTGAAACGCTCGGGATCCCTATGGGGTCCTCCGCTACATTCAACCACCCGAGGAGTGAGGGGGGGCTCAGCCAAGATATGCTCGAGCTTCTTTCGGGCGCAGACCCCCTTGAGGTGGAAGTTCCACCCGAGATCCCCGTGTCTGACACGGTGATCGCGGACTTCCGCATCATTGGGGCCGCCCTCTCAGAGGAATGGCCTCGGCACCCAAAGGGCCGAGTGACCGTCATCCGGGAGCGTGGTAACAAGGTGCGAGTTGTGACCGCAATGATGCGGCACACCCTCGTGCTCGGTCACCTTGCTCGCCGGCGTTTGGCGATGGGCTTCCGAAGGTGGCCCATGGTCAAAACCTCTTTTGAGGGTAACCCGAAAGGAATCGGTGCTGAGCTCGTCGGTTCGGTCGGCGAGGTGGTTTCGTCGGATTTGCGGGCCGCTTCGGACCTCATCCCGTTAGACGTCGCGCAAGCGATCGTCGACGGTCTTGAGGACTCCGGGCGGTTCCTACCCGCCGAACTCCACGGGCTCCGTCTTGGGACGGGGCCTATGGAGCTCACCTGGCCGGATGGGGAGACTAGGGTGACTAGCCGGGGGATCCTTATGGGGCTCCCCTGTACTTGGTCGCTCCTGAACCTCTACCATGGTTGGTGCTGGACCAACGCCGTGTCGAGCACGCACCCTTTGCAGCGTTGCGTCGCCCGCGTTTGCGGCGACGACCTGCTCGGGGTGTGCCCGCCGGGGACTCGCCGTGCGTACGAGAACAATCTCGTATCTACGGGCGCCGAGTTCTCGGTCGGGAAGCATTTTGTCTCTCCTGACAGAGGTGTTTTCCTTGAGGTTTTGTGGGCCTTTTCGGGTCCTCGTGTAACCCATGTTGACGGCGCCTGCCTTATCAACAGGGTTTACACCCGGAAGAACAAGAAAGGGCGGAAGGTGCGCGTGTTGGTTCCTACCAACGTCGTGCGCCTCCACCGTTTCGATAAGATTCACTCCCTACCCGCCATGCCCCTTCGTGGGCTCGTGGTTGGGGACGAACCATACGGTCACGGTGCCGAAGAGGCGCCGGACTGGTGGTTAGCGGGGGTAGCTGAAACTGCGTATGCTAAGCAGTTCCCTCGAAGGATCGTATCGGCGGTCGCCCGTACCTTACGACCATCCCTGCCCGGGATGTTCGAAAAGCACGGGATCCCCGCTTTTGTTCCCCGGTCCCTCGGGGGGGCAGGGCTTTGCCCGCCCCGCCCGAGGGTGAAGATCCGACCAGCACACGCGCAGGCGATCGCCCGGCTCATTTGGGGTCAGTCCTTGCAGGACATGATCCAGTTCGAGACGGTCTGGTCCGACGCCCGCCCCGGCCACTGGCGGGGGCTTTGTGCAGCGGACGCTGACCGGGAACTTGCCGGTCCCGATTTCGCCTGGCGCCTCCTTCATCAACTTGGTCCCCCGGACTGGACGCCTATCGGCGATCCGTTGGAAACTCGCGAGGTACTCATCCTCCGAACTGCTCGGGATTACCAGCTTATGCTGGGCCCGGACTCGTCGGGGGGGAGCTTCCCGTCCGTTCCTGTCCTTGCGGGGATGTTGAGGGGGGTGCGAGAGAAGTTAGCGGAAGGGTGGAAATCCGCCCGTCCGTCTAAACTTCCCGTAGATGTGCTGTTGGCCCGTTGGCAAGAGAAGCGCGCATCCACCATTTTGTGGGGCCCGCGGCACTTTTCCGACCAACCTCAAGGAGGGCATCTCTCTGTTAGACTCAATGAAGGTCTAATAGCGAAAAAGGACTCTCATTTCTTCACCTATTGGCGGCAGTTCGCCACTGCCGCCGTGTCTGTGGCGAGTCCATGGTGGGTGGATTATATCCTCCCGCCGTGGGTGGTCCCCAGACTGACCTACCGGCTC